AGTTCTGAGCGTTCAAGAAGTCTTTGTACTGGTTATTCAGGATGTTCTGAACTTGTTGTTGTTGCTGTCCGCCAAAACGGTTTTGAACATCCAAGAGCCCGAGGTTTTGACCATACTGTGTTTGACCAATGTTTGCTAAATTACTAGCGGCTTGATTGGCAGTTTGCAATCCTTGAAGTCCAAGACCAGCACCAAACTGTTGTTGTTGTGCGTTAAGTTGCTGGCCAGCCAAGTTCTGCGCTTGAGATTGGTTGAACTGCTGCATTGCCTGTTGGTAGGCGTTTTGCAGTCCTTGGGCTTGGATGTCACCTTTTTGACGAGCTAAGTTACCTGCGGCTTGACCGCGCATCAGATAATCACCACTGCCGCCAAATGCACCACTACGAGCAGCTTGTGCTTGCTGTGCTTGTCCGGCAATTTGAGATTGGCGTTGTGCATCTTGTTGCTGGCGTTCCACCACATTTTGCATGTAAGGGGACATGTATGCTTTAACTGCGTCGCCCGTAAACTGCTGTGCTTGATATGGGTTGAATGTGTACTGCGTGTTGAGCGCACCAAGGCCTGCCATACCCGCCATAGCGGTGGCATCCCCCAACTGAGGGGCAGTCTGCATCAAAGCCGCATTTTCGTACGACTGTTGCTGCAAAGGAGTGAACTGCGCTACTCGGTCACCCAAGTACTGCATGTAGGGGTTTTGGTTAATGTCCGTCAGACCTTGGGCGTTGCCCAACAACTCTTCGACGTATGGACGAGCGTAGTCGGGGATTGTGGTTGTGGTTTGCTGTAATTGTTGCAGTGTTGGAGCGGTAGCCATGATCTATTCCTTAAGCGGGAAGATATTTGTCAGCGCGGCTGTTAGCCGCTACTTTGTTTTTGCCTGTGGTCTTACGCCGTGCACGTTGCACACGATCCATCATGGCGTAAAGCTTTTTAGCGCCTGCCTCTGTAGAGCCGTTACCCAACTCAGACACGATACGTGCAGGGATTACAAACTCACCATCGGCAAGTCGTGCGGGTTGACGGTTGCGACCAATCGTTGCTGGGATGCTGTCAGACACGCCATCACCGGGGCCTTTGAGTAATCGGCCACCATCTGAGTAAGAACCTAGAGACCCAAGACCACCGCCCATAGCGTAGCCAGTCATGCCGCCGTTGGCCATGCCAAAACCAAGTTGCGACATAGCCTGTCCAAATGGAATAGCAGGGCCTTTACGACCACCCATCATGTCTTCGGTGGTAGTAGTGTTTACACCGCTTCCGTAATCAAATCCGGGCATTGGGCCTGTGGCCGTAACACCACCGGCTCTACCCAGTTCTACCTGCTCCGCCCTTTTTCTTCTGCCTTCTTCGGAGAAGGGGCTGTAATCTACCACTGGCATATTAAGGTCATGTAATGGGCCGGGCACGCGCGTCGTGTCTGTATTTGTTGAACTAAACGTGGGTGGTGGCCTACCGCCAAAGCCATCCCCAGCAGTATTATTTTGGCCACTAAAGCCGCCGGAGTAACCGCCACCACCAGAACTAAACCCGCCACCCATCGGGGTGTAGCCACCACCACCGCCACCAATATTAAGAGGGATGTTTAAGTTCAGATTGCCGTCGCCTGTAATACCGCCGGAAGCGTAGCCCATCATGCCGCCGCCAGCGGCGATCTGCTTGCCTGTTACGTCGTAGCGCTTGCCGTTGCCTGCCAAGTAGGTGCCGTCTTCTTGCAACACAGCCGTATATGTTTCCGTGTTGTAACCAGAAGAATCGACCACTTCAATAGTTTTAGCCCTAGTCAGCTCTGCAACTTTTGCGTCTTTAGATTGGGGAGCATTTGGGTTTGTGCTGCTAGACACAACATTACCTGCATCGTCATACGACAAAAACTTAGGTTTATACTTCATACCGGCAGAGAAGTATGGGCGCATGATGCCTTCGGCTGTTGACGCCGCAGTACTTTGGACAGGGTACTTACCGCCGCCTTTACCCATGAGGTAGTCGTAAGCTGCCAGAGAGTCGCCTGTCTGTTTGTTGTACAGATCGTTGAACTCTTTAATAGTTTTTGGCGCTTTGGATGTGTAGCCTAAGCTTCCGCCACCTTTGGTGTAGGCGTCCCGTACTTCGCCCATACCAGAGAAACCGCCAGTGGGACGGTACGGAATATTTGGGTGTACGGTAACTGTGCCGTCTTTATTGGTCGTAATATCGCCGGGGTTGGTAGCGTTGCCATAGAAGCCGGTGGGAATAACAGACGTAAAGGGTGGTGGTGTGACTGTAGTAAATGTGTCGTTGCCCGTGCCGCCAGTGATTGTGTCTTTGCCCGTGCCGCCAGTGACGGTAGTTTTGTCGTCTTTTTTAAGTTCTGTTTTAGGTTTAAACAAACTAAACAAATCTTTGCCTGTTGCAGCCTTAACGTCGCCCATGCTGACCCCGATGCGTCTCATCTCCGCATCTGAAAGTCTTTGTGCTTCTTCTACAGTTAACGCCCCAGAATTTATTTTGTTTTGAAGTTCACTAACGGCGTAGTTTATGTTTGCATACAGGCCTTCTAAACCACCTTGATCGCCCGGGGCTGAACCTGCGGTGTATCCATAAGCATCGTAGAAAGGTTTACCAGCCGCGTGTTCAGGGCCAAGACCTTTGGTGTCGTCTAAGCTATGTGTGAGCGCATATTGGGCAGCGGCAGACAGGCCTGAGTTTTGCAACGCATTGGTTAAAGGCTGACCAGTTAATCCTACATCCGATGCGCGAGCAAGGAACTCATTAGCGTCTGTATCTTTATCAACAACAGATTTAACGTACCGTGTGCCGTAATCCCCCAATAAGTTTTGCGTACCAGTAGCCGCTGCAACGTCTGCAAGTTTCCAGTCGTTGGCTTGCAGTGTGTCTGCAATAGCTTTGTCGTTGCCGGACGTTAATAACGTCTGTGTCTCGGGTTTGGCAAAGTAATCGTAGATGTCGTTCTTAGTGTCTGCAACAGCAAAACGTTTATCGTAATCGGCTTGCTGACTTTGAGTGCCCGTAGCACGCGCAATATCAGCGGTTGTGACGTTATACGTACCCATGTCCCGTGCAACCTGCTCGTCAGATTTTGGGCCGGATTTAAAATAATCAAAAATTTGCTGGTCACTTACAAGAGCGCCATCCGCATAGCCGGGTATACCGCCGCCAGCCAGAGCCACAATACCGCCACCGGCCATAAACGTAGGTTTGCGCTCAGCTAGTGTTGCTGCAATACCGGTCTGGGGGTTTGTATAGGCGTCCGAGAAACTGCGGTTACCAAACTCGCTAGCTTTAACTGGCGCTAAAGTTTTGTATGTTTGTGTGTAGGGGTCGTATAGTTTTTGACGGATGTACGCAGGGCTGGTGTCTCCCGGCATCTTGGTCGTTGTCGGAACCATAGCGCCTGCCATGATTGGCGCGGCTGCGGCTGCAATATTTCCAAAGTTTTGCTTAGCAAACGCCATGGGGTCTGTAGCGGCAGCTTTAAATCCTGAAGCAGCCAATTCTGTGCCAGACATTGTGGCGGGATTGGCGCTGCTTTTTAGAAACTCATTAAACGCTTGGCCAGAAGAACCTTCTGCGGCAGCTACATCGCCAAACGCCTGCCCTAAATTTCCTGAAGAAGAACCCGCCAAAGCTTCAGACATACCAGCGCCCACGCCAGCATCGGCAAAGCCCTGCGCCAAGCCTGCGCCGCCATACGCACCCAATCCGGCCATAAGACCGCGAGACAAGCTGCCAGTAGCTAAGGTGGTCAGGCCACCTGTAACTAAACCCGCCGTGCCAGCGCTCAAGCCCATGCCTGCAATACCAAAAGCTCCGGGGCCTAAGAAAGCACCAAGGGCAATAGGGGCAACCATCTTGAACAAGTCCGACAGCATGCCAGCTTCGGGTAAACCCGTATCTGGGTTAATGGTCAAAGAACGACCATTTGCTTGGGCAAAAGCTTGTAAACGCTGGACTTCGTCCGGCGTCATGTGGATCAATAAAGAATCTTCGCCACGGCCTTTGCTGGCGACTTCTTGGGCAAACTTATGCAGGCTCATTTTTGCCTCTCAAAATGGGGGTTGCTAGATAATATCATGTTGACGTCTTTATGCGAAGCATTTGACTGGTATCCTGTACACCATCTTGTGTGTCTCTGTAAACATCGCCAAGCCTTAAGTTAGGCAAGTCGGCATCAGTGGGCAGTGTGGCAAGGTTTAAGTTCAGCGTTGCGCCGCCCATATCGCCGGGGTTGGACAGTTGGTTAAAGTACAGGCGTAAGACGTTGTTCAGTTGGCTGAAGTAGCGGGCATCGTACTCTCTTGGAGCCAGTGGCAAGCTTGGTGGGGTTGCGTTTAGTTCAGCCATTACCTACGTCCATCAGCCCTGATGTCAATTCTTGGTGCACCAAGCTGCCACTGTGTATTCAACTGATTTGAATCAATCTTAAATATCATCTGGCGACCGCGCATACGGGTCATTATCTGGCCTGTAAATTGTTCTGTAATAACGTACGTACTGCTCTTGGCCACAGGTTGTGTGGCTGTGCTTGTCACGCCAGAGCCTGAGTTTGCCAAGCCAAACAGCGTCATGTTGACTGAGGCAGGTGCGCCCGCAGGTGTGTTTGTAGAGTCGCTAAAAGTCAGATCAGGAAGGACGCGCCAAACAAAACCAAAATTGTGTCCGTCACCAATGTCAAACTCTGAGGATGAAATGTAAGCGTTAATGGCTGTAGCGGTGCCGGTTGTGTTGTCATTTAAGCCAGTCTCGTGGTTAATCAAGTTGCCTGTGAGCGTGTCAGTAAAATAGTTTGCCGCAATAGGAACAGACTGTAGACCAGAGTCAAGCCAAGCCGTACGTGACAAAGTGCCGTAGTACCAGATTTTCTCAACGTAATTGTAGATAACGTACTTGTCGATAGTTGTGCTGTTAGCCGAGCAGTAGAACCACCAGACCTCATTAAAGCCTTCGTTCGTACCAGCAAATACTTGCAATGATTGCGCTTGATTAAGATCACTGAACACAAAACGACGCAAGTCGCAGTTAAGCGTTTGCACACGGCC